ATAATTGATGAGGGCGGAAATCGTCCAAAAGAAGTGCAGAAATGGGTTAAAGATAAAGTAGGTTGGTTCACTTACAAGGGAGATACACGAACGAAATATAAAAAAGATAAGAACTGGAAACGCTCCAAGACTTCTAAAAAATTAATATTAGGACACGCTTTGAAGTTGCAGGCTGATTTATTGTATTATATGTATACTCAAAATAATAAAGATGCAGGGAACTACTGGTATTTGCATGAAAATGAAACGGAAGAATATTATAGTCAGCTTGCAGATATGCAAAAATCAAATCGTAAAAAAGATGGAGATATGTTTATAAATTGGGCAGGAACTGGAAAAGATCATTGTTTTGATTGCGAAAAGCAGATGTTATTATTAATAGATTATGCGAAATCCACATTTAAAGATACTGACTGGCTTCAAGGTAAAGTTGATTGGAGTAAAAAAAAGAAAAAGAAGATTATACAAAGACCTCGTTCTGGAAAATACAAAACGAATAATTATTAATTGTTAAGGTTTAATGATTAATTATAAACGCAAAATAAAAGGCAATAACACACTGGCAACACACTAAAAAAAATAAAAATATCCCAAAATGGGATAAATCATATCGTTTTGCTGACATCAGCAAAACGATATTCAAAACCATTTTTTCCATTTCGGGAAAATAGTATTGCGACCATATCGTTGACATCAACAATATGGTCGCTTTTTTATGCTCTGATAACTGGTTACTGATAACTGAAAACTGAAAAAGGGTTGACGCGCAAACCATATATAAAGAGCAATGATTAATTAACAAGGAAGTAATGAATACAGAAGTGCCAAAAGCGTTTGTTTCAGGCGATACAGTCAAATTCACAAAGACATTTGAGGATTATCCTGCCAGTGATGGTTGGGAATTACAATATATTTTTGTTTCCATGAGTAAACAGGTTGCGATAACCGCAACTGCAAATGGAGATGACTTTGATGTGGTTATTCCTGCTAATACGCAATTTCACACAGAAAATTATGCGTTTCAAGGTTACATATCAAAGGGAACTGGAGAAACTGCTGAAAGATATACTGTTGACAATGGAAATGTTGAAATTACAGAAAGGCATATCAAAATGGGGCAGACAGGTAAAATATGAATTTAATTAAAAGAATATTTGGTGGTAAAAGTAAAATTCGCAGTTTTGCAGCTGCTAAAATTGGCAGATTAACCAGTGATTGGGTTTCACGAATTGAAAATATTAACCGTTCAATTCGTGGTTCGTTAACAGTTTTATTTGCTCGTTCGATTGATAAAGCAAAAAATTCAGCGTATATGAAGAAATATCTAAATATGCGTGCGAAAAATATCATAGGTCACAATGGAATTAGATTGCAATGTAATGATGAAATTGAATCTGCTTGGATAGATTGGGGAAAATCTAAAAATTGTTGTGTTGATGGTCGCAAATCATGGGTTGATATTCAGAAGTTATTGACAAAAACGAAAGGTTGTTATGGAGAAAGTTTTCTTCAATTAATAGTTAATGAAGATTCTAAATATAATTTTCAAGTGAAAGTGCTGAATCCGCAATTGTGTGATATATCGCTCAATGTTCCTGCGAAGTCCGCAGGAGAAAATGAAATTAATATGGGGGTTGAACTTAACGCAGATAAACGACCAATTGCATATTATTTTAAATCTGATAGTGAAGAATATCATCAAGGTAAACATCTAAGAGTTGAAGCGCAACACATTATTCATGACTTTGAGGAAGAATTCCCAGGGCAAGTGCGAGGCATTCCAAAGGTTGCAGCATCTCTATTAAATATTAATAGACTTGATGGATATAACGAAGCTGTATTAATTAATGCTCGTGTAAGTGCTGCAAAAATGGGTTTTATTATTCCTCCAGAAGATTTGGCAGATGATGATGAAGAAATGCCAAAAACTGACATAACAAGTGAAGTTGAATCAGGAACAATGGAATTATTACCGCAAGGATATGATGTAAAATTCTTTGACCCTAAACAACCTACTGCACAACACGCAATGGTTGTAAAAGCTGAATTGAGAGAAATAGCAAGTGGATTAGATGTCTGTTATCACGAATTAGCAAACGATTTAGAAGGCGTAAGTTTTTCATCAATCCGTTCAGGAACATTAGCAGAGCGTGATGCATGGAAAATGGAGCAAACAGAATTTATCGAACATATTTGCGACCCAGTATATGAATCATTTATGAGTGTTTATATTTTCACAAAACATACAAAACTACCACCGAGCAAACTTGATAAATTTCTTGCAGTTCTTTGGATTCCTAGAGCGTTTCCATGGGTTGACCCATATAAAGATGCAATGACAAATAAAATTCTAGTTGAAATGAATGTTAAAACATTAACTGCTGTTTGCATTGAGATTGGAACTGATTTTGAAACTGTATGTATTCAGAAGAAAAAAGAAAAAGATATGCTTAAACAATACGGATTAGAGATGGAAGAAATTCAAGAAAAGGTTGACAAAACTATTAATAATAAAGACACATCAAATAAAAAAGGAGATAAAGAAGATGTCAAAAAAACTAACAAGAACTGAAATTCTTAGAGAATTATGTAGAAAGATATTATGGTATTGAGATACTTGACCATTCAGGCGACAGCATGGATTTAACAAGATTAAAAGCAAGTGCTGCTCTTTTAGAAAATCATGACTGGAGAGCTCAAAGAGGTGTGATTCTTGATGCATTTATTAAAGATAAAAGAGGTTGGGTAAAAGTTAAGTTTTCACGCAATCCACAAGGCGAAGAACTTTGGCAAGATGTCAAAGATGGAATTAAAACAAATGTTTCATTCGGATATAGTGTCCGTGAAATGATATTAGAAAAAGAAGAAAACGGTGTTCCTTATTACAGAGTGACAAGTTATGAACCTTATGAGGTTTCATTTGTATCAATCCCCGCAGATATCAGTGTTGGTATCGGACGAAGCTACGGATTGCCACCAGAAGAAATCAAAGTAAGAAAATCAGAATCTTTCACAAAGAATGAAGAAACTCCACAAATAAAAACAATAATAATAACAAATTAAAAAAAGGAATTAAAATGCCAAAACATTTAAGAGAAATGCTCGTAAAATTGGGAATGTCAGAAACTGCAACGGATTTAGAAGCTAGAGACTTTGCAAAAACTCAAGGTATTGCAGTAGTTGAAACTACTCCAGCACCAACAACTGACAATGGAGAAGCAAGTCGTGTTGCTATTTTAGCAGGAGAACAAAAAAGATCTTCTGAAATTATCGCAATGGGTAAACTTCGTGGAATGGAAACAGAAGCTAGTCAAGCTATTTTAGATGGGATTGATATTAATGCATTCCGTGAAATCGTAATGAATAAAATGGTTGAAGATGGAAAAGCAACTCCTGTTAGAAGTTCTGATATGACTATTGGAATGGATAATAAAGAAATTCGTGAATATTCTATTCTTAGAGCAATTGAAGCATCAATTACTGGAGACTGGAGTAAAGCTGAATTAGAAAAAAGATGCTCTGATGCATGTGCTAAAAAATATAAAAAAGATGTTCGTTCTTTTATGATTCCTATGGAAATTGCACAACGCCGATTAAATGCAGGAAGTCAAGCACAACAAGTTATGCGTGATATGACTGTTGGAACTCCAGCAGATGGCGGTAATCTTGTTTCAACTGAATTATTATCAGGTTCTTTAATTGATCAATTACAGAATTTAATGTTACTAAAACAAATGGGAATTCAAGTTCTTGATGGGTTAGTTGGTAATATTACAATTCCTCGTGTAACTGGTGGAGCGACTGCTTACTGGTTAGGAGAAAATGGAAAACCAACTGAAAGTTCAGCTACTATTGACCAAGTTGGAATGGTGCCTAAAACAGTTGCTGCATTCACTCAATTATCAAGAGCGTTTATTCAACAATCTTCTATCGGTGCAGAGGCTTTTGCACAATATCAATTAGCTTTAGCTTTAGCTTTAGAAATTGATTCAAAAGGTATTGCTGGAGATGGAACTAATAATACTCCAATTGGAATTATGAACACTACAGGCGTTGGTGCTGTTGTTATGGGAGCTAATGGAGATGTTATTTCATGGACAAAAATTGTTGAAATGTGGAAAACTCCAACTAAAGCAAATGCTAGACAAGGTAATCTTGGTTGGTTGACTAATAGTAATGTTATTGCTGATGGAATGACAACTGAAAAATTTGCGAACTCTGGAAAAGAGTTAATCCCTGGAGAATTTGACCAAAACGGATTTACAAAAATTATGGGATATAAAGCTGGAGTATCAGAGCAAGTTCCAAGTAACTTAACTAAAGGTTCATCTTCAGGAGTTTGTTCTTCAATGATATTTGGTGACTTCTCGCAATTGATTATGGGATTATGGGGCGGTTTAGATATTCTTGTTGATCCTTATACAGAGGGCGAATCAGGAGCGGTTAAAATTATTGCTCATCAAAGTGTTAATTTCGTTGTTGCACAACCTAAAGGGTTTGCTGTTTGCAAAGATATCACAACTAACTAATTATCAATAATAGGAGGGTAAAACCTCCTATTTTTTAAACAAAATAACAAAAGGAATATTATGAAACAATTTATTGTGAAATTCACAGATGGTTTAGTTTTCGCAAATGGAAACTCTCAAGAGGAAGCGAATAAAGCAGCTCTAAAATTAAACCCTAAAAGAAAACTTGCGAAAGTCGCAAAAGATAAACCTGAAGCTAAAAAAGGTAAATAATGAATGATTGGGATGATATAGAAGAGTTTTTTGATGACGAATGGTGCGATGTCGCAGAATTCAAAAACAATCAAGATTATCGTGTGGCATCAACAAAAAAAGATGAAACACGCAAAGGTTTAATTGTCACATTACAGGATAAATACGCAACATGATGACAATTAAAGTAAATCAACCCTCATTAAAACGAATGAATGCTTTGATTGATGAAATGGCAAAAACAACAGGTGCGGAGGGTGCAAAAGTTGTTAGAAATTACGCAAGAGATTTAGTGCGTAATGCAAGAAAAGTTACGCCAAAGGCTGAAAAAGGAATTGAGGTTTGGAGTAGGATTTTAGATAAAGATGGAAAGATTGTTGTTGCTAGTGATGGAAAACCTATCTATTTACCCGCAAGAAAAATAAGAAAACCATATCGTGCTGATAATAATGGAAGATTAAAAGTTCTTCCAGGATTAAGCAGAGCTGGTTGGAGTGGTTGCTTGGTTCGTTTAGGTGTTGGAAAAAATGCAGGAAAAAGCGGTTTAAAATTTTCTGAAAAATCTGAAAGAACAATTAAAAACAAAGCTTCATTGGTAATTGCAAATGCAGTTCCATTCATTGAAGATTTGGAAAATGGAAATTATATAAATGGAAGACCCAATAATATAATGCAGAGAGCTGTAAGAATGACAAACGCTCAAATGAGACGAAGACTTGACGAATGGGCAGGCGTTATTAAAAAGAAATTCAAGAAAGGCAAATAAATGGATTACGAAAAACAAATTGAAGAAACAATAATTGCGGTGTTCGCAGATGATACAACGCTAGATTCGTTTGAAAAAAGGCGTTGGCAAGATAAAAGCCAAA